CCGATATATTTTCCTGTAACCCTTACCGGAACTTTTGATTGTGAATCAGGATTAAAGGTATACGGGCCTTCCCATGTAATACTTTCCTCTGTTGACATCTGTGCGCCCACATAGACGTTCACAGTATTAGCATCAGAAGATGACATCTTGGGCCATACAGATAGAACTTTCTTAACTGTTGATGGATTAGGCTGTCCTGACTCGTCTACAGTTATTCCGGTTCTTTCAATATAGGATGTCATATTAGTCCCATCCTTTGTATTTCCGGTTTCATGCCGATACATTTTAGTATCAGTTGCGGATGCCATCACCAGAGATTTACCAGCCGTATTAGAGAAGGCAGATGCACCCGCTGTATTCCAATTCAATGAATTGTTAGCCCATGTGGATGTATCAGCAGACCATGAGGCAGATGCTAAAGGATCACCCTCAATCCCATATCCAATCATAGATGCCTCTGGAAGATCGCGTTCTGTAAATGTTTGATTTGCCCAGTTCCAAACTAGTGCTTTATCACACTGTACATTTGTAGTATTACTTGATGATACATAACAAGCCCACATCTCGGTATTTCCATAATCTGCAACGACAAATGCTTTCTCATGCTCATCACCATTCATATTACCAAACAAGTGATCTCTCATCTTGTGAGGTAAAATAGATTCAACCTTTATACCATCGTTAATATATAGATCGCCATTGCCAAAAATGAAATGCTTATCTCCAAATTCAGCCACACAGTTTGTAGATAATGCGCCAATATTTGGCGATAATTGACGGAATGCAAAGATAAATGGTGTTCCAACATACGACATCTGGTAGATGGAATCCTCTTTATAGATCATAAACTTATCTGTCAGGGGAAGACCGTCTAGTATGGCCCCTTTTGAATCAGCTAATTCATACTCTCCAGCATCAACCGTTGCGCTAGTTTCATCCCATGAGGACGGAACAGCTTGTGTGGCCGCTTCTGTTGACCATTTCACTACATTTGAATACTTAGTACTGGACTCTGTTATATTAAGGGCTATCAGGAAAGACCGGAATGCTTTTATAGATTTGCATTCCGTAGAGGCGGGCCAATTGCTCAAGTCTGCCATCCTAGTGCCAACAGCAGGTACACCAGAGCTTAATGCCCAGAACTGTGGGTCATCAACACCGTTGGTCATAATAAGTACACCAGCCAAGACAGTAGATACCCAACCACCTCTAGCTGTGGCACTGTAATCACCGGATGATCTAGTTATGTCAGTCCATGACGAACCGTTGTGTACATAAATCTTAGCCAATCCTCCGACTATCCAGTAAGACGAAGACCCTGCTACTAAGTTGGTAATGTAATAAGGTGCAACGGGACAGGAGGCCATAACCTCCTTATAGCCGGGGGTTTTCTGTATAGCCCCATGCTCTGCTCTTATATTATTACCATCAGTCCAGACGTTATTTGGCAATTGCCAAGCATTAATATCCTTGACAATGCCTATCTGCCCGACTTGATCTATCGGGATTAAAGCCATTACTTTGGATGCCTTGCCTTTATTTCAGCAACCTTGGCTTGCCATGCATCCAGACCGTTCTCCGTGATAAATTCAATCTGGTCTGCTGGTAATCCGTATTCGGAAGACCGAGCATTAACAGCAGCATTTGATAATTCTTCTGCGCTCTTGGCGACCTGTTCCCATGTCTGTGTCCAATTACCGCTAACCAAAGCGGGTGTTACTTCTGAAACATTGTGGGTAGTCGATTGTGGTCTTGCAACTTCTGTAACTTCTACAATACCAAAAACTGAACGGATGTCAGCCCTCTGCAAAGAATCGCTTGGAAAACTAGTATTTGGATTATCCTTCCGTAACATGCCATGGTCATACGGATATTGGACAACGCTTCCGCCTTCTACTTTTGCATACTTCATATTTAACTCCAACTTTTGAATTGATGGGTTCCTTGATGTGTTGTCTTAATACTTAAATCGCAGTAGACATCGATCCCCAATTTGTTTCTCAATGTCCAACAAGTACTAAAATCTTGTGGACGATATTGCCCGTCTTCCATTACACCAACATAAAATACATCCCATGCTTTATCTTGAGCCTCATCACCGCGACTATATTTAGTAGGATCAGTATAAGGAGTGGCATTTTCAATTAAAGCATTTACCGCTTTTCTACTTAGCAACATACAAGCATTACCTACATGCTCAACATTAGCAATTGATCCTTCCTTAGAAAGAATCTTTCCTACATTTAAAACCGGTGTTCCATCTGGATGAAAACCTTTTAATGCTACCGGAGCCGCGATTACATCCTTACCACTATTTAGCAATTTACCAATGCCACCTTGTTCTACACCAGTATCCGCATCTATAAACAAAAGATGACTATAATCTTGATGGGTATAAAAATAGCTGATGATTGAATTCATCGCTTTCTTTGTCACCTGATTACCAATCTGCATAAAGGTAACATTAACTCCATGCTGTAATCCGTCACGCAGTAGGTGCGTCATACTATTGAAATAATCAATAGTCATAAGACACCCATAACAGGGTGTACCAACAAGAAGATTCACGCTACGTCACGCATCTCCATAAATACATATTCATCTTTTATTAGGTCAGTGATACCGATTCTTGCCATCACAGCATGGTGGGCATCTTGGAATATCTCGGCACATCTATCTAGGAAATCATATAGGTGGGTTACAGATGGGTACTTACCATCTTCCACCATAGCTTCAACTTCGGCTAAGTAATCTACGATTAACTTCTTTGCCGTAACTGGATGGATACCGAACTGTTCTAGGTATTCCATCGTTCCCATGTTCATCCCGCCGCTAACTAGTATGTTACGAATACAATTACGAAAACCCATCCTGATATGATTTGAGATTTCTTCTTTTTCAAAATCCAACTCATTCCAATTTGCCGGAATATTGTGGGCTTTCATAATCTCTTCATATGTATCTTGGAACATCGCAAGCTGTTTCAGAGTTGCTTCAATATATGTTTTAGACCTGTGCAGACCATGCTGCATTTGGTCGGCTTCAATCATGGAAAGCTCATCATCCTTAGCTCTCAGGTCGCGCAACTGTACTTTCTTTTTACGCAAATCAAATGCCGAATCTTCCAGAACACTTCTCTTCTTTTCAATCTCTGCCAAGACCTGACGCAATCTCCGGTAAGGAGCATCACACATCATAGTCAACGACATCAGTTGAGCAGTAGTTTGAGTATTCTTCTTGCTGAAGGAATTGAGAGTTCTATCCATCTCCTTCATACGTTCTGAAATCTTGGCTAATTTCTTATCATCAATAACAGCGAACTCCATATTGAGTTCACTCATTAAAGCTAGGCTGTTATCTTTGGCTATAGAAATTTCTTTTGTCATATTATACGTCCTTTATTTATTTGAATGGTGGCCCTAAAAACCATGCAACCAACGAGTATCTAGTTCCTTTAATTACATGTGCAACTCTATGTTCCATAAAAGAAGGAAAAACTACAATGGAACCTACTGTATTAAATTCTGGTGTAGAAATTACACACCTTGTTTTTTCATAAGAAGCAAACTGAAACTCACCACCCTCATAATTATCATTTAATAATACAGTCGCACTTAATTTCCTTACATATTTATTAGGATCATTTCCATATTCCTGTTTTACTGTATGATCTCCAAAACCATCCTTATGCCAATCATAAAAACCATCCTTCTCATATCTAGTTAATTGAAGACTCCCTAAACATCTAACATCATACTTCCATTTAGCACTCTCATTGGCAGAATCAATATAAGGTAATAGCAAATCAATTAACCAACGATGGCCTGTCAACCACTTTATATCACTATTTCTTCTATCTTTATCTACTTCGCCTTCATCTCTATCACCAACTTGTCCAGATTCAAAATCGTCCTTACCTAAATCTATTATTTTATTACAAGTTTCCTTATCAAATGCTTCCTTAAATATATGCCATTCATTGTATGCAATCAATTAAGTAAATCCATTATCTGTGGCACCTGAATGCCCGTATCTCAACAAAGCATCTCCAAAGTCTGATGCGTTACCTGTCGAGTTAATTGTTATATATTGAATCGTATTGGTTTCATTATTTTGATTCCAACCGTCACCACCGTACTGGTAGCCCCTTTCATTTACACCATTACTTCCGCATTGGGCTAGTACGACTTTCTCTATTAAGTCTCCAAAGTCAGTAGCGTTTCCTGCACTATTAATCGTGATGTACTGGATAACATTAAGTAGAACGTCGCCGCTCGGTATATTGTTATAACCGTGCATACCGACACCTCTTTCACTTGTATCATTACTGCAAGAACCAAGCAGTGCCATATCGGATACAAGATCACCAAAATCAGTAGCATTTCCTGCGGAGTTAATCGTTATGTAATCACAAGTCCTCATTGAAGTATGGTTATAAATGGGTGTAGAAGTACCTGTAGTTCCTAGCATCACGCCCCTATTATTTGTACCATTACAGGTAAACGCACCAGTAGGGCCATTTGAACTAGTTGTAACTGTCCGATCTCCAAAATCAGTGGAATCCCCAGCGCTGGAAACCGTGTTATATCCGATCTGGCTTTTATCTGAACTAGCTAGATTCCAAACAGCCCTATCACCAGTACCATTACTTCCGCCACCCTGCGTTGCATCCTGTGCCGCAGCCGCTCTAAAGTAATCTCCAAAATCTGTTCCATTACCAGTGGATGAAATAGTTACATACTCTATTGAATCTACTTTGCTACCAGTACCGCCAGTGCCGGGAGAGGCCTGAGAAGTACCACCACACATAAGACCTCTATCTGTTACACCATTGCTAGCGCAAGCTGGTTGTCTTCCATAGCGTGTTGCATCTCCAAAATCTGTTCCATTTCCAGCGGATGAAATAGTAATGTATTCAATCACGTTGTATACAGTGTGGCTGGGATGATCAGAATGGTGCCCCAAAAACTTTAACCCGCGATCACCACCACCTGTGGAAACACCTGCTGCTCCAAATAATCCTACTTTTGCTGATCCTAATGGCATTACATAATTCTCCTATCTCTACTTGAGATCAAGACCAGCAGCAAACCCATACCAAATGGTTCCTGCGTCTATAGTTGTGAATACAAGCGCGTCTTTTCCTGAAGACGTAAGTGATGGAGCGGAGCCATCGGCCCAATCTACAGAACCCGGCCAGTTCACGGTCTGTGAACCGCCGTTAGTTAAGATCAATGTAAATGAACAGGATTTGCCAGTTGCAGAAGGATTGGTAAAGGTGAAGGTTTGTGTACTTGTCGATACTGTTGCGGTAACAACGTTTCCTGCACTTACATCAATTGCGTCAGTGCCTCCCCCAAGATCACCAATAGCATTTACAGTCTCGGCGTAATCCTTTATCTCCGGCCTTATGGCTTGTTCATCTTGGAAGTTGATGTAACCGCCTAAAACCATATCAGCAGCAGAGTCAATAGCAATTGCGGTAGTTGTTCCGTGTGCTGTACCGGCCCCAATCTCTAACTTATCTGTTCCATCATCAAGACCTACACGATAATCAACAGCGTTACCGTCAAAATTGAGATAAGTATCAACCGCCGCGCCATCTCCAACCGTAACAGTATCATCAGTTATCGTGAGGATAGGATTAGTACCAACAGTGGAGCCTTCACCAATAAGCAACTTGTCTGCGCTATCATCCAACGCTACATAGAAGTCCTTAGCATTGCCATCAAACACAATAGTTGTATCTTCCGCTCCAGCGTCACCTATTGTTAGGAGAGGTGTAGTTCCAGTAATCTTTACATCACCAGCAATCGTAACGACACCAGAGGCTTGTGTGAGAACCTTTGAATCCGCTGACGTACCAAGCGTCGCAATATCAAGATAGTTCATCTCTGCTTCTGTAGCAGTAACAGCAGTTGTTCCTGAAAGACCACTGAATTGAGTCTTCAGAACAGTTTTCAACATTCTAAGATGATCGTCCCCAACTGATACAGAATCAGAGGCAACAGGATTAGTAGCTACTAATTGACTAATATATGTTGCAGTTTCTTTCGCCATTATATATCTCCTATTAACCCATATCTAACCCTGCGGCGAACCCATACCATATTGTTCCGGCATCAATAGTAGTAAATGTAAGCGCATCTACACCAGAAGATGTCAAGGATGGTGCGCTTGCTCCGGCCCAGTCGACCGACGCAGGCCAGTTCACAGTTTGTGATCCACCGTTAGTTAAAAGAAGGGTGAATGAGCAGGACTTTCCAGTAGCAGATGGATTAGTAAATGTAAACGTCTGTGTTCCAGTTGATACCGTAGCGCTAACAACATTACCGGATTCAATATCAATTGCATCAGTGCCTCCGCCAGTATCTCCAATGGCATTTAATGTCTCAGCAAAATCCGTAAACCTTGGTCTACTGATTACCTCATCTGCACAAGCGATTCCACCGCCTAATGTCATGTCACCATTAACATCCATTGATATACCGGCAGCAGTTCCATGT